CTCATTTCAGAAACAAAAGTCAATACTATATAACCATAAGTTATATGCTTATTCATTTAAGTTTACTAATTTATATTCTCCTTTTTTAATTTTATCAACTACATCAGATTTCTTTTCTCCCAAAAATAAATCCCTATACTTAACAACATGGTCATTAATCCATCCGTATTTGTCATCAATAAAAACTTCATCCTCTGTAATCTTTACAATTACTTTATCTTCACTCTTATAGTAAGTAGCATCATCATCAACCATGATAAAATCATTCTCTAACTTCTTACCATTTAACCTATACATATTTCTTTCTACTAATTTTTTCATAAGCTGTTTAAACGCTCCTCCCAATCTTCCATAATATTATTAATATCTATAATCTTTTCTAAAGAAAGACCATAATCCCAAACTCTTTCAATGCCATCATTCCAATTAGTCCATCTTATAAAAGATACATTCTTGTATCCTTTTTGAGTGACCCACTCTCCATCTTCATTTCGATAAGAGTTCCATTCATCTTTAGGCAAATCTTTATCATACTTCAAAATAAATATATCAGATGAATCAGTAGCATTAACTCCTCCGTACTCATCATCCCTTGTAGCATGACATAGTTCTGGGTCATTAGTTATGTCCTGTAAAACATTACCTTCACATTCAATAAAATAATGATACCCTTTGTTTTTAGTTTCTTCTAGAATCTCTTCTAATAAATGTCTAACCATGACACCTCCTTAGTAATCGTTATCATTGTATTTTACCACTCTCTGCTTGTCAAACTTTTTTGTTTCTTGCGGTTGTATAAAAAACAATGTCAATATTGCAAAGCTAAAAACAACTATGCAGAACAATAATAAAACTCCATTCGTCATGCTACCTCCTTTACTTCTACAATGCTTGACATAGTGCCAAACATATCTACTTCTTCTTTTCTTAAATTATAAATTTCGTTTTCTAAAATAGCGTCAACATCTTCTTCCCAAAAATTATCTGTATCTACAATCTTAGATAAGTTATCTGTTTTGATTTTAAATATCATGCTTCCTCCTCATAATAATTTTCTTCTTTTATTAACTTTCTTCGACACATTTCCATAACTAAATTTGATAAATGTGGCGATACCGTTTTAAATCTAGAGCATACATCAACTTTTGAATAGAACCAATCTAATAATTCATCATCAGTTAATGACACAATAAACTCTGCCTCATCTATGAGACCATCAAACATATTTAGAGTTGGTAAAAACTCAATCTTACTTTCCCATAGCTCCTCAACTTGAGCTTTATATTCCTCCTTTGTTAAGTTGTCTCTAAGTTTATTACCTAATTTATCTACATTTTTATTCATTTATACTCCGTTTAAACGCTCCCTATTTAATTAGGTAAGGGAGCTAAACCTTAGCCCTCTTTACTCAAGCTCTTCAGCTATCAAAGTTACTTTATAACCTAGCTCCTTTGCCCTTTGTAAAGTTTTAAGTGAGATAGTTTTCCCACCGCCAACCTCTCTGATAAAATCAGCTAAGGTATTATGGGGATAATAAAAATCAGAACCATAATAATTTTTCTTAACTATTTTTATTTCGTTGTCGATAATCATTCTTCCTCCTTAACTTCTGGCTCTAGCGATTCCATACCGCAAGAGTTGCAAACATAGTTAGTCATCAAGTCTATATTCTTTCTTGATGTTCTGTAACTAAACTCACATTCAGTACAAGAGACTTTTATCATTCTTGTAGTCTGTTTCTTGATACCTCCTGTGCTTACCTCTGCATGTGGGTACTTACCAATACTCTTAATGATACCTTCAAGAATACCTTTCAACCAATCCCCCGCAGTAGTTGCAGTCATCTTACCTTCAAGCCCAATCGCCTTAGCAATCTTTCTAAAAGTTCCTTTGTGTCCACTCTTGCAGTCATCAATCGCATGAATCATTTCATGAGCTAATATATCAAGAACCCTCATAGAATCTTCAACAACAGGCGAGACAAATATTTCATTAATATTGCTCTTGCTTGAATCCCTGTTGAAGCATACCCCCAAAGTTTTATTCTTTGTTCTCTTGCCTCCGCTAGGTGGAAACCCACAAGATATTTTTATATCTGATGGGACATCTATTTCATTTCCCATTTTAGAAGTAACTTCAGAGAGTTTAAACACTTTTGAAGTTAGTTCATTTTTTGCTAGAGATAACCATTGCTCTCTAGTCAAAGATTTGTTTTCTAATAGTTTCATTCATACCTCCATATTTCATATATTAAGAAACTCAATATGAGCAGTTTAAACTCTTGCTCAGGAAGTTCAATACCCTATAACTTTTGATTATAAGCTTATTACTTTTAATCGTCTAAATGCTCCATAAAATCATCAATATGTTCTTTAGCCTCTTTAAAACTATAGTGCCAAACATCCATACCAGAATCAATTAAGTCCTCATCTTCAGATTCAATAACCCAAATATCTTTATCATAACTAGAATTTGTTAAATCATTTTCAGAATTATGATAAGTAAATTCTAAAAGGTTACCTTTTCTTATTTCAAAGTTTTTATATTTAGCCATTGTTAATACCTCCTTTTTAATTTTTAAATATTGCTACTTGATAATTTGGTAAATCTAGAGCCATGTATTCATATTGTAAATCGTTGGCAAACTTTTCATAATCAAAATAATTAGCTAGAAAATCTTTATCCAAAGAATTACCTATCAATACTTCATCTGCATAATCATCAGAATATTCTTGAAAGCTATCATAAATACCTAAGTAATTATCCTCGGCTTCATCTACCATATAATCTTCATAATCTCTATAGCAGTTTTCCGCATAAGCTATGATGGCTTCATTGTCTAAATGACTATCTTCCATAGCTTGAACAAAATTAAAAAGCTTTTCAAAGTCTGGATACTCTGTATCTAAACTTATTCCTTCAAAGTCATGTACCGCAACTTCATCAGCGTGTTCCGTTACATCTTGAATCGCCCATCTAAATTTATCAAAGTCTTCATAGTCGCTAGGTGTTAGCCAACCGCCAACCATTCTACCTTGATTATAAGCCTCTAAAGAAGCTACATATATTTTTATTTTCATAATAAATATCTCCGTTTTGTTTTCTGTTTCGCATATCCTCTCGGATGCTCGTCAGCATGGTTAATTCCATGTACAGAGAGCAGTTTTAAATCTTGCTCAGGATTTTATTTATCCTCCTTAGATTACGTTAACCATGATAACTGAAACGATACAGAGTAGCAAAGCAAAAGGTTTAAGAATAAACCAATTGAACCATGACAACCTGTCAACGCTTGTTATCGTTCTAATATCATTGAGAAATAAATCCCATTCTTTTCTAATAAATTTAATCATTTTTTAAATCTCCTTTGAAGAGCTTTTATAATTGGGTAGCTCTTCATAAACCCTTGTGAAGTTAATCTTCCTCTTTATCCTCTGCCCTTTTTCTACGCATCAAAACCAAGTCCAAGTCATTCTTGATAGATGGTTTTTCACTCCAGAAGAAATCCTTGAGCTTGTATTCTCTGCTAATTTCATCTCCTTCTGGTGTAATTTCTTTTGTAGAAATTATAGTACCTTTAAAGGTATCAACATCTGTAAGATGCGGATAAAGATGCGAATAACTGTCATCTTCAGGCAAATCAAAATCAATGCCTGTAAGCTTTTGTTTTGTACCCTTAAAGATTTTATCGATTGTTCTAAAGTCTTTAAGGAAAAAGTTTAATAAAGATAGTCTTTTTGTTTTCATAATATAAGTCTCCGTTGAGAAGCTTTTAAAATTGGGTAGCTTCTCTTAAACCCTGTTTAAACTGTCTTAGAATTTAAAGTTTCCTTTGCCTTCAATTCCTCTTGAGTTGTACCTAATTCCAAGCTCTCTTCTTTGAGCATAGATTTGGGCATTCCTTTCAACGTCTCTGGTTGAACCGTTGTTTCTGATTCTGTCGCCAGATTCAGTCTTAACAATTTGACCGGAGGGCTTAGCCTTCATGATTGTCTTAACCGCTTTTCTTTTTAAAGCTCTGTTGACTCTCTCGGCTCTCTTTAGAAACTCTTCAACCTGTTTAGCATTCTCAGAATCAAAGTATTCAATTAAAAGCCAGATGTTATTTCCGTTGAGTTCATCCTTGCCAACATATCTAAAATGTTGCCCATGCTCATCAACACCAAATTGACCCTTCTGGAAAGAGCCTTCTGCAGTACCATATTTAATGGTTATAGTTTTTTGAAATTTCATAATTTCTCCATAGTTAAAATTAATATTGAGCAACCCCAAGTTATCCACAAGTTATCCACATTTGAATATTTAGCGTTGCCCTTCATAGGTACATTATAAACACATAAAAATTTTTCACACAACAACTATTTAACATCAGAGTAAAAAAAAATCTGTGCCTAAAACTGAGGAAAAGTACCCAGATTTAAAAAGCCTTTTTGAAGTCTTTATATCTGAGCCTTTGAGAAGTCTTTAGAAGTTTATTAAGTTTATGAAGTCTTTTATAAAGTCCTTTATGAAGTGTTAGATGTACCTAATATTTTATAAGTGGATTCTCTCTGATAGTTAACCAGACTGAATCACTTTAAAAGGGGCTTTTTATTTTTTGAATCTTGCAAAGACTTTATAAAGTTTTAAAAGTTTTCTAGAGAGAGTTTAAACACTTTATAAAGTCTTCATAAATTTAGAAAGCCTTTGTAAAGTCTTTGAAAGGGGAGCTATTAGAATCTAGAAAAGCTTTTGTGAAGTTTTACAGGCGGGGGCAGAGTGCCTAGGGGGGGTACGCCGGTAGTATATAGTTCATCTACATTTTACAAAGCTTTTCAATGTTAACCAGTGCCCCTATATTTTATAAAAGAGACATAGTTTTCATATATAAATATAGAAACTTTTTAGGGGCTTTATAAGAGAATGTTTGGGTGGGTTATATAGGTATTTACCGGGGGTCGGTAACATTTATATTATACAGTTGCAAATTCATTTTGTCAAGCATTATTTTTACACTTGACAAATTTGCAAAGTACCTCTATAATAGTAAGGTATGTCCTATCTGCAAACTAAAAAAGAAAGAAACCTTACTGAAAAGCAACAAGCATTTTTAGATAATCTTGTTACTACAGATGGTGACTTTAAAAAGTCTGCAGAACTGGCAGGATACTCAGGCAATCACTATCAAGTTTTGAAATCTCTTAGGGAAGAAGTAGTGGACTTAGCCTCGGATGTACTTGCTCGTTCTGCACCAAAAGCTGCGTTTAAGTTAGTGCAGTTAATGGAAGCGGACAGACCCGTACCTCAAGCTAGTCAAAAGCTAACTGCAGCTCAGACTATCCTAGATAGAGTGGGTGTTGCTAAGACTGATAGAGTTGAGGTTAATCATAATGCAACAGGTGGTATCTTTATCCTACCTGAGAAACAAGCTATAGATGTAGACTATGAAGATATTTCTGACGGAAGTTGAAGAAGATGGTAAAAGATATGCAGGTCCTAATATACTTGCAGAAGACTGGCAAAAGGCTGAACAAGCTGCAAAACACAATAACTTAATACTTATTGGTGAGTTTGTTGAAATAGTTTCAGATGGTGAGTTAATGCATTATATTGATAAATTAGAAGATACAAGAGTACTACACTAATGGCACACGAAAAAAGAAGAGCATCTTTAATAAAAAAGCATAACTTAAAAGGAGTTAATAAACCTAAACGTACTCCTGACCATCCGACAAAATCACATATGGTTTTAGCTCAGGAAGGTCATACGCTAAAACTCATACGTTTTGGACAGCAGGGTGCTGAGACTGCAGGTAAGCCAAAACCCGGTGAATCTGAAAGAATGAAAAAGAAAAGAGCGTCTTTCAAAGCTCGGCATCGTAAAAACATAGCCAAAGGTAAAATGTCAGGAGCTTACTGGGCTAACAGAGTTAAATGGTAATATGCCACACGCAGGACACTTTGGAGTAAAATCCGCAGCTAAACGTAATAGAATGGCTCGTAACAAAGCTAGAGCTAAACAAGTATCTGATGAACAGTTTAATGATAACTGGGATAAAATTTTTGGAGGCGAGAATGCCAAGAAAAGCAATGACAAAAAGTAGAACTACCACAAAAAGACGTGTTGCTAAAAAAACAGGTGGTAAATCTAAATCGAGAGTTAATGAAGCAGGTAACTATACTCAACCTACTATGCGTAAGAATCTTTTTAATAAGATTAAAGCAGGTAGTAAAGGTGGTAAACCGGGTCAGTGGAGTGCTCGGAAAGCACAGATGTTAGCTAAACAATACAAAGATAAAGGTGGCGGTTACAAATCGTGAGACCTAAAGAACAACAAGTAGACTTTATAGAGCTACAAGAACGTATACGACAACAACAATTAGAGTGTCATAATCAAGAATGATTTTTCGTTCAGCTTGTAAAAGCCGGAAGTAGATAGCGATATCGAAGGAACGCAATAGGTGATGTACGTAAGTGCATCGTATTTAATTGCAAACTGGAGGTGAATGTGTTTACTTATAGAGGTACAAAAGTAGCTCCTCAAAAAAGTCAAAAGCCTGTTAAAACTAACAAGCAGATGATTTATAGAGGTGTCAAGCACGACAAAGCTGCTTAATTTTATTTCCTGAGTACGAAGCAAAACTGCTCAACTTAATATGGCAGACCCTAAGAAAGGCACAGGCAAGAAACCTAAAGGTAGTGGTAGAAGACTATATACAGATGAGAACCCGAAAGATACAGTTAGTATTAAGTATGCTACTCCTACAGATGCTCGTAACACTGTAAAGAAAGTTAAAAATATTAATAAACCATTTGCTCGTAAAATACAAATACTTACTGTACTTGAACAAAGAGCAAAGGTTCAAGGTAAAACAGAACAAGCAAATATAGCTAAACGAGGTAAAGAAGCTATTAGGAGAGAAAATGAGTCTAACAAAAACACAGCGTAGTCTTAGAGAGTGGACCAAACAAAAATGGAGAACTAAGAGTGGCAAGAAGTCCTCGGAGACCGGAGAACGCTACTTACCTGAAAAAGCTATTAAAGCCCTATCAGATGAAGAATATGCAGCAACGACAAGGGCAAAAAGAAAAGGCACAAAGAAAGGCAAACAATTTGTTAAACAACCAAAACGAGTTGCCGAAAAAACAAGAAAGTATAGAAAGACCTCCTAAACAAATGAGATTAGTTCCTGACGGTTATATAAGAAGAGCTACTTCAACTATACCTTTTGGTTATGAGTTAGATGAAAATACTCCTAACTATTTAAAACCTATCGAAGAAGAACTAGATGCTTTATCTTTTGCAGAAAGTATGATTTTAAATGAAGAGTGTAGTCTACAAGAAGCTTGTGATTGGTTAGAGTACAAAACAGGTAGAAAGATTTCAAAGCCCGGACTAAAGAAACATGTCGATAAAAAATACGGACAGCGAGAAGAAAGATTGGGAAGTCAATCCTCATCTTTACTTGCAAGATGATGAAGGTAACTTTGTCTTAAAAAAAGACGGTACACCTAGAAAGAAAGGCGGTAGACCTAATACTGCTGAACAAGCTAAGTTAGCAGCCCAGCGAACTGTAGCTCGTAAACAAAAAAACATTCATAAGTTAGAAGAAAAACTAAAGAATGCTAAAAAATCTTTTAAAAAACAAAAAACAACTTTAGAGAATATAGGTAGCGGTGACCAAACACTTGTTACGGATTCAGATATTTCAGCACTTCCAAAAGCAGTCCGAGAAGACCTCAAAGATGCAAATGTCTTATTCCATCCTAATGATGGACCACAGACAGATTTCTTAGCTGCAGACGAAAAAGACGTACTATACGGTGGTGCTGCAGGAGGGGGAAAGTCATACGCAATGTTGGTAGACCCTCTCCGATATGCTCATAAGAAAGCTCATCGTGCTTTAATACTAAGAAGGTCTATGCCGGAACTTCGAGAACTCATAGATAAATCCAGAGAATTATATCCACAAGCCTTTCCCGGCTGTAAGTTTAGGGAAGT